AGAAGTGGAGCGATTCACTTCTTGAGATTTTAACTTCGCTCTTATTTCAGCCAATGTAGCCATAATGTAAGCCTCCTATGTTTGTGCCTATGTTTGTGCCTAAATGTATCTTAAGCATTTACACTTAATATACACAGATATTTATCTAAAGTCTACTACTATTATTGGTAATTATGAACCACACGATTGTATACAAACAGGTAACCAATTTTTTTCATCAAAGTTTTTTTGTATATTGTGATTTTCTAATTTTCCGTTTCTTACACCAATCATACAACAAGGTGCTAATACTCCATATGCATTTAAAAATATGCTAGGCATAGATAAATGCACACAATTATTTTTTTCTACTTTTGTTTTTACGTATTTTGGATCCTGTATAGTGTTTAATAATCCATTATTGTGTCTTTGCCATGTTTCAAGATGTTTGCTCCATGGCTCTATTTTAATTTCTTTACCTGTTCGAAAATGATAACTTTTTTCTTCATACCTAGCATCTTTGATGAATCGAAATTCTTTGAAGCCTAATTTTTGACTAAGTTTTAGACAGTCTTTAATTTGATGTTCGTTATGCTTAAAAGGAATGAACTGCCAAACTGCATGGCCTCCAGCATCAATAAAAGCAGTTGCATTTTCTAAAATTTTTTTAAAGTTGGTGCCTTGTCTGTAATATGAATGAGTATCTTCCAACCCATCCAAAGCAAACCAAACTTCACTGTTTCCTTTAAATTTTTTACCAAGTTGTTGCCACCATTTCTTTGATCTTAAACTTCCATTTGTTTGTAACTGCAAATATAATTTTTTTTCGTAGATTATGTCTAGTTGTTTATCAATCAGTTTACTTGCACATGGATCTCCCAAGTTCCCACAGAAAATTACATGCTCTAATTTAGGCAACGAATCTATTACTTCTTTTAATCTTGTAGGATCTAAGTCTGTAAGTTTAACATTTTTAGATAGGCCGTAACCATTGTTGTTTCTTGGGCAACTAGGGCACCAAGCATTACATCTAGTGGTAGGCTCTACATGAAGCCATTTTATGGTGTTAAACATAAAGATTATTTAAGATAGTAAAGATTATATAAAAATTTATTGATAGTTTGCTAGGTTAACTATTCTGTCTACTTCTTCGTCAACGCCTGCGATGTTGAAACCGCTGTCTTCTTTTTTGTCTTCGTTTAAAGATTCTTTTACTTCAGTTTCTTCTTCTTGAAAAAATTCTTCTAATTTTAAACCTGCAAGTTCAATTGCATCTTTCAGTGTGTATTCTTTGTCGCCTACCTTGAACTTGTCGCCTGCTTTCATGCCCGCCGCTTTGGCCTTTTGCACTGCCATTGCAAATTCATTACCTTCTGCTTTTGGTTCTTCGGCTGGAACTTGTAAAGCACTTTTTTCAATATTGTCTGCCCACTGCTCAAACTGTTCTGCTTCTTTTGGTTTTCCTTTTCTGTCTACTTTAGGTTTATATGCTCCTGGATCCATTCTTACTTCATCTCCGTATTTTGGATTGGCCTGCATTTTTTTGTAGTCATCAATGTATCTTTTTGCTAATTGGATAGCAAGTTTCTTATTTTTCATATAGTCTGCACTTGGTTCAAAGAATGGTGCTCCTTCTTGCTCTAGTTCATCAGCAACTCTAGAAGCAAAGTTTGCAATGTTGTCTTCTTCATCGCCTTTAGATAAAATTCTTGATGCTATGTCTGACATTATTGATCCCAACATAGTATTTTTATTTGTAAATTTTGTAACTTTAAGCATGTTGTCTGCTGATGGGTCTTTTCTTAAAACTAATTTCTTTTCTGGATCATTTAAAAAACCTTGTACAACTGCACCGTAGTTTACAGGTGCCGGTGCTTTAGGTTCTTTGTCTTTGAATTCACTCATTACTCTGTGAATCAAAGGTAAAGCATCTTCAACTCTACTGTCTAAATTTTTTAATGTAAATTTGTCTTTATAAGAATTTGCTGTTTCATCGTCTAATTCAATTGCTTCTTGCTTTCTATAACCTTTACAACTTGATTCATAATGGCCTTGTTTTGATAAATTTTTAATATACATTCTTAAATTTTCAAGTGTCATTTTTGTTTGTTCAATTATGTCACCTGCATTGTCATTAAGTTGGTCTTTGTTAGAAGCATATCTTTGAAAGGAAGCCAGTTTAGCAATATCTTCTGAAGTTTGTATAATATGTTGACCAAAGTCATCGTGTGGTCTTCCACCATTTGCTACGTGTCTGGTCATTGCTCTAGCGCCTGCTAAATGGATCACAGGATATTTGAATCTTTCACCGTCTTCGTTTTCAATGTATAATGAGTTAATGTGTCTTGATCTTGCACCAGGTACAGTTTCGTCAACTGGTCCTGAGTGTCTAATTATTAATCTTGTTTTGTCTAGATTTTCATATGAACTTTTACGTGTGCCTGTTAAGCCTTCTTTGACTTCAACGCCTGCAAGTTTAGTAATTCTGTTTAGTTCTTCTGACATTCCATCAGTATTTACCGTTTGTCCTGTGTCAGCCATATTTTGATAATCCTGCTTGGATAGGCTTGATTTAGTAATGTCTCTTATGTCAAACTTGATTTGGTGCTCTACAGCAAAGTCTTTAAGTTCTTTTATAAAACTATACCAGTCTTTTTTGTCGTCTTCTTCAATTTTTGCTACCATGTCACGGTTATAAAACACTTTCATTGACTCACCATCAGCCAATGATATCGAAATTCTCCCAAATTTGTCCTCATCTTCTGTAAATTCAAAGTCAAAAAACACCGCTTTTTTTGGATCTGCAGTGGCATTGCCCTGAGAATCACCAATAGTAATGTTTCCAAACTTGCTTCTTATTTTGTTAAACAGGTCGTTAGAGGTTTTTTCTGAGATCATGCAGTATTTATGGCTATTTTATGTATTTTCGACATTCTTCAAGTTGTGGTATGTAGTCTGACAATTTCGAGCCTCTTTTTTTGTCTAAAGTATCGTTGTAATAAAAAAAGTTTGATAATTTTTCTTTATCAAATGTATTATTTTTGGAGTAGTAATCATAAAGTGCATCAACAATTGTTTTTGCTCCTCTTTCTTGGTGATAGTAACATTTTGTTTCTTTTGCTTTTTTTAAACTTTTCAAAACTAAATTTCTATTAGGATGATTCCATGCTGACAATAAATCATGTCTATAGCCTGCGTGATTAAGTTGAATTGTAGCGTATGGAAATTCTTTGTCAAAAAACTGCATAGTTTCTCCTATTTCGTGAACATTGTATATCGATATCACTGATATTATATGTATTCCAGCACCATTTTTTTTCAACTTATGTATGTTCTGTATTTGTATTTTACTAGTTGTACCCCATCGAGAATATTCTGTTGTTTTTGGTGTTCCATCTATACTACAAGTAAACCAAAGTTTAGGAAATTTTTTAAAAAGTTTAAACAATGGTTCACTGATTTTTACTGCATTGGTGTTTATATTAATTTCAAAATTTGTTTTGTTTTTATTAATACATTTTCGTAAAAAACCGTATACTTCTGGCATGACTGTAGGTTCTCCTCCAGCAATGTATACTCTTTTAATAGTGTCTAAATTTAGAAGATTAAAACTAGGAGTGTTCAGTATCGACTTGTCATAATCACTATGTGTTACTAATGCTTGAAATTTTTTATCTTTAATTGATTCTGTTTCTTTTTTTATAAGGTGGCTGTACATTGGAGCACACATTCTACATTTTATATTACATTTATTTGAAGGCCTTACTTCAAAATAAACTGGATTTTGTAATTTTTGTAAGTCGTTTGTATTTTTAAGTTTTAATTTTGTAATCCAATCAAAACTATCGGTCCATCTCATATCTTTCATACCTTTTTTTTCAAAATCATAACACATTTGACAGCCGCTTAGTTTTTTTCCTTTTAGCATTTTTTGTCTCACTTTTAGGTAGTCAGGATCTGTTTTCCAATTTTTTATATCTTTTCTTTTTTTAATTCTAGTCCAATTTCTTCCGCATAGGTTTGTGTAACCACTTTGGCCATCGTGCATTAAAATCCATGGATTCATGCAAATGCTTTTGTTTTTGTTAAAAATTTTTTCCCAATTATATAGATATTGCATATTGTTTTTGTTTTGTACTTCAACGGAGACACCTGCTTCATTTAAATCATTTACAAGTTTCCACATGGCTAAAAAAATACGTGAATGTGAAAATTGCTCCTGCTTTTGATCTATAAGCACTACTTTAGAAAACAATTTTGCTTTTTTTATAATGTCTTTTTGTTGAAAAACTACTGGGCCAATATGATAGCAACCTGATTCTAGTTTGTCTACTCCTTCTAAAGAACCTCTAAAAATAAGGTTGTTTTCTTTTGAAAATTTTTCCGTAAGTTTATGTCCCCACGCATCCGCAGACGAGTTATCAGCAAGGCATAATACTTTTTGCATATAAAGTTATTTAAACTATGTGCCGAGGTTGGCAAAAATAGGCATTGGCGCAGTGTATTCAGATGTCCTGTTAGTCCACTGTTCAAAAATTTTAGGATCAAAATCTGCTAGGACTTTCATCATACGTGTTGCTAACAGACATGCACTTACTAAATCGTCGTGTTCTCCTGGTTTGCCTTTATAACTTACTCCTGTTGCAACAAAGTTTTTAAGTTCTGTTATCAAAGGTTTGGAGTTTATTTCCATTTTGTTGTTTTCTACTAGTTCTTTAAATTTTGCACAAGCGTCAATTTTGTGTTTTGCAGTGGTGTTAAATCCTCTTCGAAACTTTCTTCTATGTCCTTTTCTAATTGGCTCACTTAAAAACATACCCATAATATTTTCTTCTCCGATGTCCATTACTCTCATCAAAGCGGCCTCACCAAGTGTGTTGTTTTCCATACTATAAAAGATACTAGGTGACGCAGTTGAATCTTGTTCCATTATTGTATCATGAATGTATTTTGTTATGCTTTGTAAAATTCTAATTTGCTGATTAGCCGGTGTTGTGTTGTGATGCCACTCGCCGACCTGTTTAAATGTTGGTAGTTCAAATATTTGTATGGCCGCATAATCTCCACCTGTACCTAAACTTGGATCAAGTGCTACCATATATGTGTGTTTTGCTTTTGGTTTCGAATACCATCTTACTTGGCCTTGATTCCAAATAGGATCTACGCCTTCTAGTTCAACCAATCTTACACTGTTTATTAATGTTTCATCATAGATTAAGAATTCACATTCATGTTCTCTTCTAAATCTTTCATCGCCAATTCTTGATTTTTCTTGTTCTGCCCATGCTTCATTTCTGTCAGGATGTTCACTCCAATGTGCTTTCATGGCATAAAAACCATTTGTTCCAACAACATTATCATTTCCAAAGTCATCGAATCTTTTTTGTGCTTCTTTCCAGATCAAAGCAAATTGATCTTCATCTGAATTGGGTGTTGACGTAATTAAACATTTACCACCTGTGGACAGTGTTGGTGATAGTGATGTCCAAAACTCAACTGCTTTTTCTGGTGGTTGAACGAATGCAAACTCATCACAATAGATTAATGTTAAGGACATACCCCGTCCTGTGTTTTCAGTTGTGGTGGTTGCCATAATTTTTGAACCGTTGTCAAATTCAATACTGTTTCTATTGTATTGTGTTACACCTGCCTTAATCCAACTTGGCAACATTTCATACGCATAACGTACTCTTGACATAATGTCAGAAGCACCTGCATATTTGTGTGCGGCAATTAGTATCTGTGAATCTGGCTTGAACATAGCATACCATATTAGATAACCTGACGCACAAGTAGTTTTTCCTGTTTGCCTAGGCAACATAGCAATGCTAAATCTATGATCGTTGTAACTTTGTATTAGCCTTTTTTGATAATCATAAGGTTTAAAAGCCATTGATCCTTTTGTTGGATGTTGTATTTGCATGAAAGTTTCCATAAAAAAAAGTGGACCATTTTTTTCGTCCATACACTTTTCAAGTTGTAACACTTGATCTTTTGTGTATTTGTGTTTCTTATTGGCTTTTTTAATTTGTTCGCTGTCTAATGATACATATGCCATAGTATATTACTTATTTCTATTCATCACCAGTTTGTATTATGATATAGTCTTTAAAATCTATTCCACTGGATTTAAAATTATTGCTACAATGTGGTTGTGATCTTCTTCCCCTAAAAGCATTACCTTTTGTCCATTCACCTATTCCGTCCAGTTTTAAAAAATCAATAAGTTTTGGATTATGATAGTAAGCATTAGTTAAGTCTAGTTCGTTCCTTAAATTATTTGTTTTTTCTTTTGTGTCAAAATTTTGTGCGGAAATCCAATTGTCAAATATTGGTTCGAATACCTTTTCTTTGAACCAAATTGTTTTTATTTTTTTATTAAATGTTAAAGGTATTATAATAGTGTCTCCGTCTCTTTTATCTTCTGCAATATCAACATGCACAGCAATTGGTAAAATTCCTCTAGCAAAATTCATATATGATCCTTGTAGAATTTTTTTTGGTATCTCAAAACTTGCTATGGCTAACATAATTTCTTTTCTTATTTTTTTGTCTATGATTTCACCCCTTTTAGATTGATAGTCTTTTTCTTTATCTATACCATAAAGATTTTTTAAAATTTTTTTATTACATTGCCATTGAAAGTCATTAAACTTTGGCAAACTTTCGTCAAAATATATCCTGAATTGATCAATTATATCGTGTGGAATGGTAATGTTGTCCATACAACTATTTAAGGATGTCTAAGATAAGGTTACTTTTTGTCTTCTACAGACTCTGCTTTTTTGGCTTCTGCCTGGTACTGTTTTTTAAAACTTTCGTACTGTGCAGTTAAACTGTTAGCAATGTCTTCTGCTGTAAGTTCATTGTCGCCTGGATGACCTTTTTTGACTTGCACTTTTTGTCTGTTCAATCCACCTGAATGTAAATTAACTAAGTCATCAACTGATTGAACTTTTTGATCATTTGTATAACCTGCTGGTGAATTTGCAAGTTCTGTTTCGTCTGCTGGTTCTTCAGCACCCATCATTTTTGCGTCAACTGGTTTAACACCTGCTAGTTTTAAAATTGTCATCATCATGCCCATTTCTTCTGGAGAATCTGTCATGATGTGCATGTCTTCTTTTACTGTTTCTTTTTTCATTTCTTTATCCTTTGCCGCTTTTTTCATTGGTTCTGTTTTGTTGCCGTCTTTGTCTAGATCTAAAAAATCTGGTTTTGCTTTCTCTTCTGTTTTTGGTTCTACAGTTTCGTCTACTGCTTTACCTGCATCATCAAACTTGTCAGCAACCATCTTCATTGCAGTTTCTATTTCGTAACTCTGTGGGAAACTTGCTTTGTCTTTTTCAGCACTCATCGCTTTCATAACTTCTGCTTTTGGCATTTTTAAATCACCATCATCTGTAGTGTAGTTGCCAATAAATTCTTGTGCACCGATGTGTATATCGCTCATGCCACCTTCTTTAACTGATTCTTCTTTTGCCATTTCTGCTTTATGTTTTGCATACATTTCTGCCGCTTTAGCATAGTCAGTGAAGTTCATTTTTTCTACTGGTGGAAGGTTTTCTCTTTTCAAGAAATCTTGAAAACTGTGACAGTGTTCTTGCACTGGCTTTTCTGTTTGTGTCATCTCTGTGCTTTTTATTGCATCAGATACTTCATGACCTTGCGTTTCGTATTCTCTTAATTTGTTTAGTATGTCGATCATTTCTGCCATGTTATCTTCTCTTTGGATCTGGATGTTCGTTTTTTGGTTTTGTAAATGGACTTGGTGTTCCTTTTTCGTCTTTGTCCATGTGTTTTTGGTCAGGTTCTTTTTTTTCTGCCTCAACTTTTTCTTGTCTGTCTTTTAATAATTCTTTGAATAAACTTTTGTTTGCTTCATCTCCAAATGCTTTTTCTTTAGGCAGTTCTGGAGTATCTTTATATTCTAGATCTTGTAATACTGATCTAAATTCGTTTTCGTCTTTTTCTTTAGCCATATTGTCTTGATATTCTTCAGTTGGTTCACCTGGCTTTCTCACAACCACTTGATTTCTTGCTATGTTCATGTAATTGGCAATATATTCTGACATTTCAAAAACAGACGCAGGATAATTTGTTGTCAATTCGAAAATTGTTACATTAGTATTTTTAAACATAGGAAAATCTAAAGGTGTCTCTTGGATTGGCGTTGTTTTGCCTGCTGAAAGTTTTGCAACTTCAAACTTTTGTAATCCTTGTTCTAATTTTGTGCCAAAATCTTTGTCAAGTTCACCCGCAATTTTGATACGGTAGTCGTATTGTGTAGTAGATTCTGCTAGATACTGTGTAAAATCACCCATAGTGCTATTATTTAGTCTTTTTTCATTAGTTTACGCATCAATTCATTACGGTCAGTTATTATAGTGCCTTCACTATCAACTGCTTCGCTAACCTCATCTGAACCGTCTTTATCAATTTTCAACTTTTTAAGTTGTAATTCAACCATTTTTAGTTTTTTGTCTATTTTACTACCTTTTGCGTCAATAGCATTTCTCAACATGGTACTTGCTACCTCAAAAATACGTCCTGAATATCTACTATCAACGTTCATACCCAGATCCATTAAATTTTTATATGAATCTTCTGCTTCCATAGCCAGTTTGTCTAATTCAAGATCAGACAGTTCGCCTAATCCTGCTACTTGTGGAAGTGCTTTTTCGATTTTGTCAAATTCGTCATATGCGGCCTGTAAAGACTTTGCAGTTTTTGGATCAACGTTTTTTTGAACTTGTCTAGTATTGTCTTTGTTTTCTCTTGCTTGTTCTTTTTTGTCTACCTGCTTGAATGCTTCTTTTACATTTGGTAAATTTAAAATTTCTTCTAGTTTTCTTGTCATGGTTTTATTTACTTACGTGTGCCTTGATGGAATAGTTGTTCTTCTGATACCACTCTAAATCGTATTTTTCTTTGTTTGGCATAGGCATTGGCGGCCTCCCATTTAGCCATATTGATTACAACTTGTTTTTTCTTACCCATACTTTTGCCAGCGGCTTCCATGCTCATTTGTGCTTTTGGTTTTACTTCAATCATTTCAGCATGTTTTTTGCCGTTTTTATCCATGTACACAATAAAAAAATCTGGCACATACACAGTATACTTTCCTGTAAGTGGATGCCTATAAGGAATTTTTATTGATTCACTGGCCCATTGATAAACATTTGGATGTTCATCACACAGTCGCATAAAAGCATGTTCCCAACTGCTTCTATAAGTTGGAGTTTTGAGACCTACGTATTTTTGTGAATTTTTCGGGGAGAATTTTCCACGAGCAAATCTTGGAATAGTCATTAGTCAACAATGTTTCTAGATACTATGTCCTTTGAAGACCTTGTGTTTCTTACTCCCAATCTACTAGACTTGTATCTGTTTGCATTAAGGATAGTCGAAGTTAATTCTGAAAGTTGTGCTGGATTGGCATATGTCAACTGATCTAAAATTTTTGTAACAGGTACCGAGTCTATTTTTGCCTGCTGTAGTATTATATAAGCAGTATCTTCTGCCGCTTGCCTTGCAAATCCTCTTTTTACAAAAAATCCAACTGTGGCATCATAGTCATTAACACTAAATTCAAATTTAGTCTTATAGTTGTCATTTACTAAAGTATCTACCGACTTTTCAAGAGTGTCTTTTTCCTTCTGTGGTAAATTGGAATAAAATTGTGTCATTATATATTTGCCTTCTCTGCTACGATGTTTACGTTTTGTGTTACCCTATTAATTTTTATGTATCCATCTGCTACTAGTCCTTGTATATCTGTAGTTACTTGATCTCTGTAAACGCTTTTTTCATTGTCAGTCAAGGCGGCATACGCCACGTCACTTTCTGCAATGGTTAACGAGTTTCGAGATCCAATTTTTTGATAATATAAAGCACTTGCAACTCTGTCTTTAGCAACTGTGTTTGTGTTAATTAAATTTTGTGCTTCTGCTGGTGACAGTATATTTGTGTATTGGCCGACATTATTGTTCACTGTTGTGTTATTTTCTGTACTGTTAGAATCCACATATCCTTTTGCTGTAGCAATAGCCGCTCCAGCCGCAACCGCGGTAACCGCCGCGTTACCTACACTAAAATTGCCTACAGGATTTGTAATGGTTCCTGCCTGTTTACCTATATCTAGCACACCTTCTTTTACTATTCCTTTAAGTTCTTCTTTGACTGCATCTTTGGCTTTAATTTTTTTTGCATTGTTGTAAGTGTTTATACCTTTCAATATTGTTGCAACTCCAAATCTGCCTGTTTGGACATCTTCAATCACTGACCCAATACCGTCAACTATGCCACCTGGCCCAAATATACTAGTGGTTCCACCACCTAATACTGATAAAGGTGAAGGTTCTAAATCATAATGTATTGTTGCAAAGCCAGGTACGCCACCATTCTTAACCAGTCCTGCACCGTATAGTACAGTTTCATAAAATATTTGCATGTTGTTCTGCATAACACCTTGCCCATCTGCTTGATCTAATCCGTCATGTGACCATGAACCAATAATTGGATTTACAAGTGTAAAAGAAGTAAATCTTTGCTTATGTAATGCAAAAATTTGAATTGATTTTAGCAAAGGTTCTTTTCTTTTTTGTGCATTATCCATACCGAATTGTGTTACATTTGGATTGGGATCGTACATATTGTCTTGCGTTCCGAATCCTACTGTGCCAGGCTGTGTAGTTAAGGAATCTGCTATATTATACTCGTAATATGCTTTCCAAAATGCATTAACTGTGTCTGCATGATCATCGTGGAAATTTATATTGACAGGACTGTAACTAATTTTTGTGCCGATGTATGTCTTTTTGTTGTATTGTTGTTTTTCTTCTATGTTCATGTCATACTTGGGAAGGTCGCAAGATCTTACAAGCATGTTTAGTTCTAATCTTTCATTATTAGTAAATCTTCTTACTGGAATATTGTTATCGATATCAAAAACAACATGAAACAGAAATTTCTGTTTCGGCATAAGTTTAAAGTTGTCATCGAAGTATAATCTACTTGCATGACGATAGTCCTTCATGCCTGGTAGACCATTGGAAAATGCATTTAAAAAATTGTTAATACTTGGCATAACTGTATTTACCGCCATAAAAAAAGCGCCAAAAAAGGCGCTCTTTTTACTTTACAAATGCAAAATTTGTTTAGATACCACCACCAGTTGCTAAAGTACCAATGGTTCTAGTTACTGCTGTTCCTATTCCTGTACCTGTTGGAGTTTGAACTGCGTTGTCGTATCTCACGTTCATTGTGATTGTTGCTGGATCTGATGTTGCATAAGCCAATGAATTGTAGTTCACTGATTCTATGTATGCACCATACAACTCAAATGTTTCTAACACATTTGGTGTACTAGCACCGTTTCCACCGTCAAGCATTTCAATTCTTGAAGTAAATTTGTAGTCAATTCCTGAAGCGGCACTTGATTGCTCAAAGAAATCAAATTGTTTCTGTACTTGTTCGCCAACCAATTTAGTAACAGCGTTGTTTACGTCATCTCTTACTGTGATTGTTATTGGATCCCAAGTGTGTTTGCCTGCCATGTAAACTTTTGAATTGTAAACATCTAATGTTACGTTGTCAAAAGTTAAATTTGGTCTTGAACAATCAACTACTTGTTTTGTTAGTTCTGATCTAGGAGTAGATACACCAAAGTTTTCTAATATCACTCTAAATCGATATTGTAATTTTGGCATCAACAAACCTTGTGATGCTGAACTTTGATCGTTTGCTAAAGGAACTGTAAATTTTGATAAAGTTGATATTGCCATATGTTTCTCCTATTTATTCCAAAATTAGTTTCCTAAATTTGCAATCTCTCCTGTGTTTTTGATTCTTAAAGGTATGTAGATAAATTCAACTGATTTTACTGGTTCAATTGCTATATCAACATACAATTCGTTTCTATCTATTCTTGTTGGTGTGTTGTTTGTGTCGTCACATACAACTAAGAAGTCAAATAATGCTCTTTGACCAACAAGTTCTAACAAGAATGATTCAACTGCTTGTTTAATTTCATTTCTTGTTAACTCATCGTTTGGTTCAAAAATGAAAGGTTTAGCAATTGCATCTAATTGATTTCTTAAAAACACAACTAATCTTGCCACGTTTATTCTATCTAAAGAACTTGACGATGAAACTTTTGTTAAATTTCCAAAGTTTACAATGCCTGCTCCTGAGAAGAAAGTAATTGGATTTACTTTCGCTGTGTGTAAGGCGTCTCTTGCTGATTCTGTTAATGATACTTGTTCAAATTCACCTGTTGCAGAATCAATGTATCCTACTCCAGTTGCATTGTCAACAACACCTCTTCTGGTTCCTGCTGGTGCAAACCATGGGAATCCAATGTTGTCATTGTTAGCCAATGTTCTTAGTATCATGTGACTTGGCGGAACTATAATGTCATTGCCACCGTTGTCAGTTGTTTTGCCGGAAGGATAAAATACTCCAAGGTATTCACTTGCTGAAACAAGTCCATCTTCACCATCACTTGCGGCTCCTGCTGAGTTATTTGCCCAGTTGCTCACTGCCGTAGATGTTCCTGCCAGTCTAAATGGTGTGTCACCTACCACAAACGCTGTTTCGTTTCTGTCTGTGTTTAGGTTAAGCATATTAGAAATAACTTCAGGGAATCCTGGACAAGCAATTACATTGAAGCCTCTTTGATCTTCTCTAATTGCTTGGTTTGTGTCTATTTCTGATTTTAGTTGGTTTACTATTACTTGTCTCTGTGCTTTTCTACCAAATGTGCCACTACCGTCGCTGTTATTAGTAGATTTTGTTACCCATCTGTCTGGATAGTAACCTGCTACAGATTCATTGCTTGATCTTACGTTACCTAAGCCAGTTGATCCCGAACCTGGGTAAATTGCTGTGGTTACATAATTGTTTCTGTATTCTTTTACATTGTAGCCTGATCTTCTAGTATTGAATAACA